CCTTCGCATCTGACCGCCTCGCTGGCGGGAGTTTACAATCTGAGCCTCAGTCATCTTAGCAATACCCGGTGCGGCCTCTGCAATAATCTTCTTGACAGACTCATCACCGTTAGCAGCGAAGTTGAAACTCTGATTAACTGTTACGTTGCCACCGCCCTCTACGCCTAGCTTACCGCCTGCGCCTCGCTTCAGTGGCAGGATAGCCTCTGGACCAGCTTCTCCCATGAGGCCAGTGCGACCACCAGACATGCCAAACATCGTCGGAGAATTGACGATACCGCCATTAGCAAACTTATAGCTGCCCCTGACAGAGCCTCCAGCAGGCACACCGGGAAGAGGCTTGGGACCGGCCAGAGCTTGAGTAGCTGCGCCAAACACACTTGACCCCATGCCCGGAAGAAGGGCATTAGTAAGAGCTTGCAAGAGGGGTTGGTAAATCAACAGGTCTAGGATTTGCCTAATGATTTGCTCTGCCATGTCGCCGAAGGCCTGACCAACAGTCTTAGTTCCGTCAGCAACTTCTCGGAAGGCATCGATCATTGTGCCTGCAAACTCTCCTGAGACTTGCAGTCTGATCTGGTCCAACTTCTTGCCGTATTCTGTTAGTGCATCTCCGGCATCGTCCAGTTGTTCTGTGCCGGTAGTGGCCTTCTTAGCTGCCATCCCTGTCAGATCAGCGGTGTACTGCTCAAGCTGTTGTTGCCTAGTCACCGATGTAGATAAAGCCGTTCCGGGGGAAACCTCACCGGCGTTCTCAAGCTGAATAAGAAGCTCTCTTTCTTTAGCAATCCGCATCTCCATAGAAGCCACCTGACCGGCAACTCCACGGTCCATGCCCTCTTGCATCAGCTTTGCTTGCCTAGCGGTCCTCTCGAAAGTCTGCTCAATAGACTCTGCCAGAGAGGCACGTTCTCTTTCTACGGCAAGAAGTTTCTCATCGTAATCAAGGATTCTTCCTAGCTCTTCAGACTGATTTTCTAGCTCATCTGTAGTGTCTTCTACTACAGGCACAATAGAGTCAAGAGTCTGCGCAAACTCTTTCCCCAAAGCCTCAAGACTATCCATAGCATTTTCTGATAATTTAATGCCGGGGGCAAAGCCCTCCCCCATAAGCTCTGTGATAATTGCAATAGCATCACGAAGCTCTTGCGCATTTGACGGGTCAACCTCCGAAAGAGACTGAATCTGGTCTTTAATAGCTTGAAGATTAGCTTGAAGCTCGTCTTGCCCATAAGCAAAACCTGCTCTGTTAAGGTCTCTTTGTAGCTTAGAGAACCGACCTGTCATTTTATCAACGCTTAAGTTTACATCTTCAATAGCTTGAGATAACGTCTTCTTGAGCAAAACATCTGCAAATTTTTTAACCTCTGGCCCAAGTTCAGACCTAAACCCCTCCCCTACTTTTTGAAACTGATCTCGAAAGCTAAGAAGAGACGCTTCCGCATCTTCAACAGCCTCTGTTAAAGACTTAAAGAACCCTGATCCATCTAACAACGCTCTAGCAAGGCTTGACCCAATAACAAGGGCTACCCCAGTTACCGCACCCGCAACTCCCGGTAGCAAGCCAGCTAACTGAGCACCCTGCTGTGAAAAAGCGACGAGAACATTTTGTCCAGACTGAACCTGAACTGCGAAGTCACCAAACTGATAACCAGCGTTCTGAATGGTAGCATTCATGCGGTTAGTGTTCTTGCGAACACCAGACATAGAAGCTGTCACTCGATTTATCTGAGTGTCGGTATAGCCGTAAGCCTTGCCCAGCTTTTGAATGTCGGCAATCGCTTCTTTGTTAGTCTTAAGGCCAAGACGCATTGCGTCATTGACTGCTCTTACTGTTTTGGCAAAGGCCTGTTCCTTTGCAATAAGAGGCTTCATTTGCTTGTCTAAAGCCGTGTAGGTGCTCTTCAGGGCCTTGGTATCGGCATTAGCCCTTTTAACATCACTACTGTCAATGACGATCTTAACGTCAGCCATTCATAACCCTCATGTAAACTAAGTCTAGCCTCTTAATTGCTTCTACATCCCTAGAAGTGAGAGGCGTATGAGTTAGTTCCTTCCATGCTTTAATTTCTTCGTAGGTAATCGGGTTGGGGGCGCTAAAGCCCATTGTTCTACTGACTGACAACGAAAGAAAGGCAGACCAGAGATACTCTAGGGAAATAGGGAAGTCGGGGCCTTCTAATTCCTTTGGAGTACGTCCTGTCTGCCTTTCTACTTGTTCTAAATGATCTAGTTTTGTTGCGCCGTCTTGACTTTTGTTGAGGTCGAAAGTCCACTCTGCGAACTCAACCAAATCGTCAATTAGGCCTGCGTAAAATCCAGAGTTTCGTTAATCGCCTCTTCAAGCTGGTCTTTGATCCAGAAATACTCTGAGTAGATTTCTCGGGCCTTCGGTACAGTTAGCTTGGGGCTTTCACCGTCATAAGTGATGTCCCACTCCTTTGTAGCCTTAGCCAGAATGTCGATAGACGACTTCTCTAGGTCAGCAGCAGAGACTTGCACCTTCTTGCTCTTTTGCATCTGAGCCAGTCGCTTGTCGGTCTGCTCATGCACCAGCTTCTTGTACTCCTTGGAGTGTGGTGCATACAGAGTAATACTCATTTCATTGTCTGAGCCTTCGTTCATCAGAGGCTCAAGAGTGTTTGGATGTACCAGAATAACTTCGATAGTGTCCGAAGCTGGGGTAAGGTTCTTCAAATCCATTGTCGGGTTCCTTTATGGGCGGGTGGGAAAATGAACGAGAGAGGGAGCCACCCGACAAGCTCACCTCTCTCCCCTCGGCCAAGGGATTCTTATGCCGTAGTGATCTTCAGGTTGGTCAGTTCGGTATCGTCGTACAGAGCCACAAACGGCAGGGTTACTACACGGGAGGTTGGGCCATCAACCGGAATGTCTGCTGCGTTGAACTTCACCCGTGGGAAAAGGAAGGTCATGGTGTTAGCAGACGGATCAGCTACGGATACTTCGATGGCGCTCTCAGTCTCATTCAGGAAGCGGTTGACCAGAGACAGGTCCTCAAAGTATGCAGTGATGGTGCCTTCGATCTCTGCTCGACCAAACTCAAGAGCGGGAGCGGAGTCATCACCTACAACAAAGGTAGGAGCGAAGGAGTTAGTGACAGTGAAGTCTACACTGGTCACGATGGAAAGTGCTGATGCTGCGCCGGTGCCATCTACATCAGCAACCTTCAGATCGCCGGAGTAGGCGTCAAACGGCTCGCCAACACCAGCAGCAGATACAGTCTTCTCTGTAGCAGAGATGGTCATATCTTTACCGACCATACCGAAGGTGGCAGTCACCATCTGGTTAGGAGCCATAGAGATACCCATAGTCGATACTGCACAGCCAGTAAACAGACGTGCTTGGTCGATGTCAGCGGCGTAGTCTTCAAGAGTCAGAAACTTAGGGGTGGTGCCTACTTTGATGACGCCGGTGCTGAACGTGGACAGCATGGCCGACTCAATCAGGTCGTCGTATGCAGTGTCTCGCAGATCAACAGTGATGTCGCCAGCTACAGAGCGGTTGCCGTGACGGTCAACCCGTGGCATGCGGTCAGGCTGGATTTCATTGCCAGCTACTCGCTCCTTTGACAGGTTCAACGAGTGAGTGTTGTATGGGAGATTAGTATAAGAGCTAGCCGCCGTGCCGAAAGTGCTTTCAACACCGAAAGCCAAACGAGAACGAGAACCTTGTGCGAAAGCCATCTGCTTCCTCCTTAGTTATAGATATAGAAACCGATGTTTACCGGCACAAAATAAAATGGAGTGTCTAATCCGCCACTTTCTCGTTCGGCATAGTCGATAGACACGATTATGTTCTCACCATCACTGTTGATGAAAGAAGCATCTGTAGTTGCCTCAAAGGCCTCTAAAACCTTGTCGGCCAATTCGTCAGCAGCCCCGGGGCCAGTGTTTTCTGGGGCATAACAAACCACGGTAAATATGCCATCATACCTCTGTTGCGGACTTAGCCCTCGTACAGCAGGCCTGCGAGAGCGGGGGACAAAGAATGTCTCTACATAAGAAGTTCCGGGCTTCCTCTCATAGCTAAAGTTCTCGTAAGAAATAGCTGGAAGACCGGACACAGCTTTTAGTTTAGTCTCTAGGGCTGCTCGGATGTCTCTATAGATACTAGCCATGCTGCCTCACAACTTTGTCAATAATTTGATACTTAGTCTCAACGGACTTAGCATGGGGCGCACGATTGATAAAGTAGTAGTTATCTACTTGAAGGCTAATACCCTCTCGCTCTGCTCCGCCGGGGCTGGTCGCCTCGACCGTTGACCTGATGTCGTTTACCAAGTTGTTGAGCGCCTTGCCTCGTTCAGAACCGGGATTTTGACCCGTGGGCTTGTTCGCAGAGGACTTTCTCCTACCGCCACCAAGGTTATCCTTGAAGCTCCAAGAGTTTACAAAAGCGCCTGTGTCTACAGGAGAAGCCAACACCGTAGTTGTAGCCACTGCTACCATCTTGCGTTCAACAGCATCTTCAGCCATCTCGTCAATAGCATCGAGCTTACGCTTCAAAGTGGGAGAAACCTTGATACCCATTATTCACTAATCTCACAAAGGTAACAGACGGGCTGACCCTTACTACGAATGGTCTTAACAGCAACTATATTAACTGTCTCGTCATATCCCTTAATCTGGTCTTCATCGTCTGGGACGACCGAAAGACCTTTGGCGGGAATAACACAGGCCCGACTGCCCTTCCTAGTCTGATTAGAGTCAAATACGCCCTCTGCTAGGTTATAGAAGTAACCTGTAAAAGGATAGTCCTTAGTCTCACTCCCAGACACAGAGCCAGAAGAGGTATCATAGGAACCTGTCTTGGCGACCTTGCGGAGGGTAAGCTGTTCGCCAAAGTCTTTGACCAAGAACAGCAGATCACTAGGACTTAAAGACATAGACTATCCCTCACTCGTATTCCGAAGAGCCGTCATAATTAGGCGGGTTGCGGAAACGATCTCTGCGGAAAGACGGCGTAACTCGGTCTGTGTCTTGTCTTACCACAGCGATAGCTGCTTCGCTGATACCACCGGCTTTAACGCCGAGGCCGGATTGCTTCTTTGCCTCAGCCTCAAGGGTATCCGCAAGAGAAATATAATGGGTGTGAATATCAGAGTAGTCAGCGCTAATAGCACCATCGAGGTCAGTATTAACACGACGAGCATACTTAGCTGCAATAGCTCTACAAATATAAGCAGCGGCATAGTGAACACTGTCAGAAGACTGAGAAAGAGCGAAAGTAACTTCTTCATCTGTAGCCTGTTGCTCAAGGGAGTCAGTATCACCTACGAGGAAACGAACTACGTTTCTTCGGCCAGAGGCAGTAGAAGTAGAAAGATCGTCAGGATCGTAGGTAAAATCTGACATTATGCTTGCTCCCAATCAGCCCAAGGGCTGTTACGCCATGTACGAATATGACCACGTTGTTTCTTCGTGATCGTAGAAGCCTTACACTTCTTGTTCTGATACTCACGGTCAGTCTTCGTATTGAGCTTGACCTTAGCGTTAATGTTGTCTACGATAACCTTAAGCTCGTCGGGACCAAGTTCATCGAGACCGTCTCCAACAACCTTCTTCTGGTTGTTTTCAGTCGGGGCCTCCTGCATGAGAAAGCCCCGATTGAATAAAGACATAACGTCTCGCCAAGGGATGCCTCGCTGTTCCCAGTCAAAGACATCCCCTCGCTTCCATTCGGTTCCATACCCCTTAAACTCTTGTCTAACGAGTTGGACCCAGCTAAGTTGAAAAGGAAGAAGAGAGTAGTCGGGTGTCATACTCTAGCTTCCTTAGTCGGCAGCTACGATGTTCTCGAAGAAGTAGCCCAAGTCAGCGCCAACCATCTTCATATCGTAGGACATCTTCACCTGAATCATCTCTGCAATCTGCTGACGCTTCAGTGCGTCGTCAGAGAAGGACTCAACGGTGATGCCGAGGTTGTTAGCACCCGGAATGCTGTTCCATGCGAAAGTCAGACCAGACGCAGGGGTCATAAGACCAGCATTACCCGGAGTGTAGCAAAGCATAGCGTGGCGACCGCCGATAAAGCTATTCACCTCAGCAGCACCTTCAGTGGTGTCGTTCTGGACAGCTTCCATGACGTAGTAGTTTTCTACTTCAAAGATTTCTGCCAGCTTCGCCTTGGTAACCAGAGCGGTATTGGTGACAGTAGCACCACCGTTCAAGCGAGCAAGGATGTCAGAGTTGCTAACGAGAGAGTCGTGTACCTTACGGCCAACTACCAGAGTGTTCGGACGGAAGCCGCCAGACTGGAGCTGGATGGTACGAGACGCATCGGTGATGTTCTTAATAGGGGTAGAGTTAGCCTCATCCCATTCGGTGATGGTACGACCAGACAGAAGGTCTTGGCTCGTCCATACGCCAGCAGCAAAGAACGTCTCAGCGAACTGCTTCTCACGGTGGATCATCAGACGCATAGCCAGAGTCTGCGCACCGGCGGAACGGATGTCCAGAGCAGCATCTTCGTTAGCGAGGGTCTGCTCATCGAAGTCCATACCGAGGCCGTACACGTCAGCAAAGTAGCTGTCGTTAGATACGGTCATACCGATACGCTCTACTTCAGTGCGAGGTGCCAGCTTCTTAACGTCGCCGGTACGGTTCATGTTCGCACGGTCGTACTGGTAGTATTTGTCAGACTGCTTGTCTACACCTACAATAGGGAAGACTTTATCTGCGATGAAGTTTTCCTGAGACTGAGCATAAGCAGTCGTCAGGTTGGTGAGCGGCTGATCAATATGCACACTCGATGGGGTCAGCAAAGGCATTAGTTTTCTCCTATTCCCTCAGTTACGCCGACTGGTTGGCTACTGGCTTGAGCAGAACACGAATGATTTCATTCGCACCCGAAGCTGCGTCCAGTGCTACGCCAACTTGGTAGTCGCCAGTGGTAAAAGCATCGGTAGCGTAGCCATTGGCATCAGAACCAACCAATGCACCTTTAGCTACTGCTTCACCAGCCTGCACCATAGCAATGCCGTCAATCTGGACGGAAAGGTTGGTGGTGGCTGGGGTAGCCGAAGGATCAACGGAGGTGAGGGCAACACCGATTGCCAGTTCACCGTCGCCTGCCTGAGCGGCACCCGTAGAGGTCATTTTTACGAACTCGAATTGATTGACAGCACTTGCTGCCTCTACAGAAATGTTGTTAAAGCGGCCTGCATTCGTCGCCATCTTTACTCTCCTTTATAGAGCTTAGTGATAAGTGCCTTGCCTTCGTCGGTCTTAGCTACAGCAGCATATGCCTTAGCATGGTCCTTCTTAGCAAGGTTGTTCTCGTCCATGTAGGACTTAACAAGAGCATCGAGCTTATCGCTGGAAGAAAGCATATCTGCTTCTACCGACGCTTCACCGATCTCAGACATCGAAGCAC